GGGAAATTTGTGTGCAGGTTTGGGTGTTTTACCCACAGGGATTAAACCCACCCCCCCCTTACGGATAACTTTCTGCTTCAAGGAAAATCACTTCCATGTCGATGCTTATCGCACCTGTGCCGCTTGTGACCTTGGCAAGAACACCAATGTCGGTCAGTTCTGGCACGACCAATGGCATATCGAAAGTGATGCCAAAGTTTGAAACCATACCGATTACTTCCTGAATTTTTATGATTGGCTTATATGGTGCTGCGGTCTGCAAGATGCCTTCACGCTTTAGGATAAGAACATCTGTTGTCTTGTTGGCTTGTATCTCTGGATTGATATGAATGGATGTTATCAGGCCCACATGATTGCGTGGAACAGTGATTGATCCAATACCCGTTGTTCCAGACGGAAACCCGTTTAGTTGTATCTGGCCCCAATCCTCTGTCCCTGCCGCATTTTCTATCGTGATGTTGCCAAGGTGTGACCCAGCCGTTGCCGTGCCGTATGTCCCGCTCTCATATACTTCCGCCAAGTATAGCCGAATAAATGCCACAGCGGTTGCGGCTGATGCTGATGCACCATTGGTTGCGATAATAGCGGTTATCTCATCCCCGCTTGCATTTAGCCCCCACAGCTTCACAGAACGCGCACCAGCGCCGTTAGATGTGTCACCAGCGTTACCACCCGCCTTAATGCGTAATGCTGTTGCAGCGGCTGGCTGTGGCGTCCTGTATAGCCCTGTATCAGATACAGGCGCATATGTTGTGCCAACCAAGACATTACGACCGAACTGATGATGAACGTGGGCTTGGTTCATGTTGCCGATGGCAAGGTGGTGTGAGTAAGGCAAACTGTTCTTCTGGCGGATTTCCATTAGCGATTTCCCCTATGTCTTGGGTCAATGGGCCAACCATCATCACCGATGGATAGATCAAACCCGTAGTGTTCAGCCTGTTGGATGTCGCCTGAGTGACACTTCCAACATACCGATTGCAGATTGTTATAGTCGAAAAACAAATCCAAGTCACCCTTGTGCGCGACAATGTGGTGAACAACGGCTGATCGTTCATGTGTCCTGCCCCGTTTGAGCAATGCGCCACAGCTTTTGTGCTGGCATCTGTAGCCATCCCTAAGCAGCACACGGCGGCGCAACTGTTGCCATTGCTTGGTCTGGTATAGCTTCCGATACTCAGTGGCTTCGGGTGTGCGCCACCTGTCCATGATCTTGCTCAATCATTATCTCCATCACGATACCAAGGGCCACAATCATTTCCAAAGCAGTAACGCCTTCATCCTGTATGTCTGCAAAGAAAAGCAATATTTCGTGGGCAACATCTCTCGCCACTTTTTCATCGACCTTACTCATGTCAACTTCAAATTTTGCCATGATGTCCTCGCAAAAAAAGACCCAGCGTTAACTGGGTCAAGTTGGCCGCATCGCAACAAGCAGAGAGGCTTGCACCATGCAGACATTACCGCTTCACCGCAAGATAAAAAAACATCCCTTCCGCTTCGGCCCGTTTCATCACCAGCAAGCATAGGCCCGCATCGCTGGCCTCTGCCGCATCGCGCCGATGAACGCCACCGCAGTGCTGACCAATGTGATAGATCAGGCGATCACCCTTTGCCGCGTCAGCAAGCCTGTGACCGAATACACCCTGCTTTTCTTTCGTGATGTCTATCATATTGCTCATTCAAACAAATCTCCCAAGTCATCATCTATGCTGTCGTTCACTGGCTTCCTGATTGCCGTGACTTCAGCGCCATTGAAACTTTCTTTGACCTGTCGCACCAGATCATTGTGATGTGAAGCTAACGCAACGGCAACTTCACGCATCGTGCAGATCACTAAGCCTTTGCGCTTTCGGTAAGCTGCGGGCCACTGCCGTCCATCTTCAATGATGCCATAGGTCACCCCGTCCAACTCATATTCCCAAATCATCGGGTCGGCTGGCTGGTGGCCCGCTTCAGTAGCTTCGGCATCCATCATGGCTAAACCACGCACACACACCTCAGCCCAGCCAGCGACCTTCCCAGCGTCCTTTTCATCTTCGGCGGCATAGAGGCCCGCCATCGCTTTACCCCATCTGGCAAGCGTCTCTGGGCCTGTGAGGGTTACTAGAACACCGATGCCCCACTTCTTGTCCATCAGGTCGCTTGCCCGCGTGAATGCAGCCAAGGCGATGTCGCATTTAATGTCATCCGCCGATGCCTGTGGATGGATGACGCGATCTGTCTTTTTCTGGTAGGTCGGTCGTTTCATGTCACAATCAAACCTTGCATTGCATCGTCAAACTTCCCTGCTTCATCCCCAAATGCAGTCCACCCATCTCTTGTCTTGCGTGAGAACAGATCAAGCCGCTTGGCTGTGGGCATAAGTTGTTCAGCCGCAGCATATGCTTCTTCTGGTTTTTCAGAATGTGCGCGTCCAGAACCTGATCCGCCAAGGCCCATGATAAGCGACCTAACATTGCGTTCATTCTTTGGTTTACCTTTACGGGCCAAAATTATTGGTTCACCTGAACATCGGAATCCATACCCAGTGCCAAACGCAATTTTTCCTGTCTTGGTCAGCTTGCCCCAATAGCCAAGCGTGGAATACCGAAAGCCCCATGCTGGCAAACACTCCAAAGCCAGCGGTAGGTTTGCGCCTGTCGCCCACAGCCAAAGAAGGCAATCCTTTGCAGCTACGTCACCGACAGGCAAAGACTTGATCACATCAAGCGGCATGGTTTTGTAGTGCGCTTGCGGCGATTTACTTCCACCTTTTGCGCTAAAGGTTGTGAAGTGCCACGGCGGGTCTGCCATAATGAAATCCCACCCGCCGTTAGTTTCTGGGATGTTGAAAGCGTTTGCCACCGCTCAACGCTCAAACTTAGCTTCGACAGGCCCGCGTGGCTGGTCTTGGTATTTGCCATTGCCGTAGGATGCTGGTTCAGCAAGCTGGTGAAACAGCACCTGTGCGATGCCTGAGCCAGCTTTGATGTGAAGCGGTTTCCAGCCGTGATAGACCAGTTCCAACGTAAGCCAGCCGCGCCAGCCACTTTCGATCACAGTCGAAAACACAGCCAGCCCTTGTCTTGCCCAGCTTGATTTATCGTGAACAACTCCAACCAAATCAAACGGCATATCGAATTGTTCAATTGCCGATGCCAATGTAAAACGGCCTTGCTTCCACTCGCCATCAACGCACACACCTTGTTCGCTGAAATAAACATCTTCGGCAATTCTAATATCATATCCGCCTTGGCTTAAACCATGACTGACGCCATGCGCGATCTGCTTGGTTGTCAGCATATCGACAATTGGTTCCGCTTTAATAAGTTCTCTGCCATTGATAATCATTTCGACACTCTCCCAAGCGATCCAGCCAACGTGGCGTTTGCATCCGTTACCATGTGCGCCAACGCAGGTCCAACATTTTCCGTCTGACCTTCGGCTGGGCTATCTTTTCCCCACCTTTTTCCCACCTGAAGTCTCCCACTCGTTACCCCACCACCACCAGCTATCCCTAAAGGGATTAGCAGGTGGTGGGAAGGTAGTTTTTACCCCACTTCCCACTTGCTTCCCACTTGAGAAATCGCAGGTGGGAAAATCATGCGGTAAGATAAATCGGTATGTCACGACCCTTTTTTGAGTCTCTAACATAGCCAACCTTCAGCATACCCATCGCCACAATATCACTTAAATGCCGCATAACTTGAAGCCGACCAATATCGCTTGAAAGTTGAATCCCAAGCAATTCAGCAACAATATATCCAGCCCAATCGCTTGATTGGCTAGAAAGTTTTTGTTTGCCACTTTTCATAATTACTTCTGCAATTTTAATCGCATCATCCTTATTAAGCAAACTGATAGAAAATGTTTTAGCCAAACTCATCCTTTCACGTTGTAACGCCTCAATAATGTTATCAAGCGCATTGATATGCGACTCTATATTGTCAGACATGGTGATCTCCTTTTCCATAACACCACACACAACATCACCCACAGTGGTGGTGGTGTCAAGAGTTGTTATGAAACCTCATCGCTGTTGATCCACTCGCCGACAACGATGATAGGAACGTCACGGCCTTTTTTCTGGTCAAACATCTTTTCAACTGTCAGCACGTTGGTTCTTAGCCAAGTCTTCAAGATCAATGTCAGCTTCGCCTTTCCCTTCTTTTCTGAGATGTCTATGCCAAGCATATCGGCGATTGGAATGCCAACCCAGCTTGTGGACTGCGAACTTTCACGCAAAGGGTTTCCGCTTGAGTGGGCATCTGCCACTATCTTCTGGGCTGCTTTAGCATCTTTGCCGCTGATACCATCAAAGACATCTGGCAATTGGTAGCCCACGCAAACACCTATCCACTCTCCGTTGGCAATCTTAACCCCGATCATCTTGCGGTAAACGGCGGCATCGGCGGGTGGGGCAAGGTTGGCTTTGCCATCGTCCACGCGGAAGATGCTGCGGGCTTCGGCTTCGTCTATGCCGATGCGGGCAGCTTCATCGGGCGACATCCTGTTGATCACACGGGCAGCACGGGCAGCACCGATTAGGGAGCCAGCACCGCGCACAGAGTCGATAGAGGCATCTTCGCCGTTACCTTTGCGGATGTGGTGGACCAGCCCGATGGAACAGCTTGTTTCATCCGCCACGCGCCTGATCTCGCCCACGATGGCATTGACAGCCATGTTGTCATTCTCGTTGATGCTATGCGCCCCAATGAATGGGTCGATGAAAACGCAGCCGATCTGCTTTTCGGGTATCTTGTGGCATAGGTATTCGACCAGCTTGGTATTCGGCAGGACGCCTTCACGGGTCTGGATGCCGAACTTTAGGCTGAAATCACGGCCCGCATTGACGAACAGCTTACCGCGCACTTCTTCTGGCTTGATGTCATAGTGCTTCATGGCGGCTAACACACGGCGCTGGATTTCTTCCAACGGGTCTTCAAGGTTGACGATCCAAACATTGGTTTGCTCTTTGACGGGTTCGCCCAACAGCGGTTTGCCCGTGACAATGGCAAGGGCTTCGACGATCTGCAAAGACGTTTTGCCAACGCCGCCAGCCGATGCCAACACACTGACAAACGACCGCAAATAATGATTGCCGTATATCCAGCGTCTTGGCTCAATGCTGGCTTCGTCAAACATATCGTAAACGCTGGGCCAATCTGGTGCGGCCTGTGGGGCATCGGCGGTCGCATCGGGTATGTCGATGTAATCTTGCGAATTATTTTCGCTGCCAATGTGATCCACTTGGGCTGGCTGAACGTAGTCGAAATCATCCATGCCGTTTTCGGGCATTTCGATCTTCGGCGGATTGATTTCCAGCCCATAGGCCCGCACGGCGGCTGTAAAGTCGCCTTGGTGTTCATAGTGGGCGAACAGGTCGAAGGCATCGCCAAAGCAATAGGACATTTCGCCCATAGCCTTTGACCGACCGATGCCAGCCGCCGCATCTGATCCAGACAGGCTAACCCAATGTGTCACGAAGTTCTGCGTGGCAAAACTCTCTGACGATTGGTAGCGCGATTTGAAATGGGCAGAAGAACCATGTCGCTGATAGCCATAGCGCAACAACAGGTCTTCGATGGTGTGGCTATCGTTGAAAACGTCCACAGGGTTGACATCGTTAGGATGCTGTTGGCGGCGGTCTGCCCGCTGCTTTTCCCGTTCACGCCGTTCCGCATCGGCCTGTTCGTTGGCAAGTCTGCGTTGTTCTTCGCGCCGTTCAACCTCTTGCATGATGGGGCTGGCTTCGGTCAAAAACACGTTAGACCCGCGCACAATCTCAAAGTCATAGAACAGAGGCTTTAGGTCTGGCCCGCGCTTTGCCATCGGCACATTGGGCAAATAGATAGGTTGACCGCAGCGGGCCAGTGCGCCGTCAGGTGTTAGCCCGTGCTGCCGCAATAGGTCAAAGAATGCGGATTGGGCTGCTTCGTATTGATCACCACTTATAGGTGCTGCCAGAGGCAACAGGACGCGCCATTTACGCTTGCCTTGCGTGGCCCCTGATGACGAATAGACCAGCATGGAAACCTTGCCTAGAACGTCTCTGACGGCCTGTATGACATCGGCCTTGGATGGGTTGCCTTGGTCCACATCAATGGCAAGCATCATGAATAAGCCACGTTCGCGCTGGGCTTGATGCGCCCTGCCATCGTTGCCGCGATAGGTTGACGGGATGAAAAAGTCGGCATCAACTTTATCTTTGGCCTGTGGTTCTTTGCACAGGCGGACAATTTCGGGCCAGCTTATCGCAGGGTATGACTGATCTGGCTTGTCGATCAGCGTGAAAAAGCTGCCATGCGCCATAAGGAATCTGACATTAGACATGGATGCACAAGATGTTGTGTGAATTTTTAAGATGATGTATAAACATGGTGCGAATGGTTCTCCTCAACCTTTGCGGTTTGTTATGGCCTAGCTGGTCCTCCCCCAGCTAGGCCGATTCTTTACTAAAACGGAATTGAATCCGCATCCAGATCGTCTAAAGCAGCCTTGGCTTTAACCTGTGCAACAGGCGCTGGCCCGATGTCGCCAAACGGATCATCCGCTGGCTTCTTGACTTCGACTGTATCGAAATCATCCATGCCGCCATCGCCAAATTTGGCATCTGTCACTTGGACGGCATCCAACAGCAAGCTGATGCCACCAGCGCCATCTGGGTCAACCACAGCCACAGCCCAAGCCCGCACAGTGCCGACCGATCCGCCCCAGAAGTCTAGCTTAGTCATGGCCTGTTTTGCGCCGTCGATAACTGTTGGCGGTTCGTTTCGGTCGCCATTCTTTTTCGTGCCATTTCGCTTGGCGGTAAACTGGGTCAAGCCTGTCGGGTTTCCGTCTTTGTCTTTCAGCCGCCTCGCGCCGAACACTGTTTTAAACTCAGGCAACTTGGTGTTGCGTTGACGGCTGGCTGCGTAGTGTTCTTTCAGTTCAGCCACCAGTGCCTTCGCATCGACATCGGGCATATCGAAGGCCACAGACCACGCCGCGTTGCTGGCTGTCGGCGCACATGGTTCGCTGCGCTGGGTTGCAGTGTTGAAGCGGTATGTGCCGTTCAGCTTGGGAAATTGCAGTGTCACGTTTTTCGCCAAGACTTTCTTAAAGTCGCTAGTATCTGCCATTGGTGTTCTCCTCGTTGTGGCAGTTTCAAAAATCGGTAAATACGTCTTCTTCGGGTTGTGCGTTCTGCCAGCGGGGCAGATCGATCACGTTACACAAAGGCCAGCCGCTTGGATAGTCATTGGCTGCTTCTGCATTGGCGATTTTGTGCAGCGTCTCCGTCACCTTCAGGTCGGCGGCTGCTAGATAATCTTCGGTCAGCGTATGGACGCAGACAGCGTGTGGTGCTTCCTTTTCGACGCAGATGAAATAGAACTCCATGCCATCGCCGCCAGTATGCAACCGCATGACGCGGCGGTAGAAAGATGCTTGCAGATCATATCCGTATTTACGCACATCACGCGGAAAGCCTTCTGGGCTGGCATCCTGCGTTGTCTTAATGTCAAACAGCATCCCGATGCTGGCGATAAAGCCATCAGGGCGACATTTTAGCTTTACGCCTGTCTGCGGATCGTCAACGAAAAAGCTACCTTCGGCGATCATGTCGGGGTATCTGAAGAACGCGCTGGCTGCTTGATGCTGATAGACAGCAGTTGCCATCGCCTGTGCCAGATCGAAGTCGCTTTCGGTTAACAGGGTCTTGCCGTCGATGTCAGCCGCCAGCTTCATTTCCTTCCAGCGATTGCCACGGCGGTCTTCGGGCCCACGCATTACCAAATCCTTGTCAGGTTCCAGCAACATGGCGTGAACCGCTGTGCCAAGGTCGAAGGCTGTGCTGGATTTGTAAACCTTGTTTTTCCAGTGTAGCAAAGACTTCAACGCAACGGCTTTGACATCGCTGCTGCTGATTTCGGGCCTTGCGTGGTATTCCTCGTTGGTCATATCAAGTCTCATTTCTTCCCCCATCCATAATAAGCAATTAGAGCCGCTTCGGCCCTTCCGTCATCCTTCACCCGCTGCCATTGGTCTGAGCAATCGGGGAAGTATTGGCTTGCCAACGCACGGCTGGCGTTCTTGTCGCTGGTCAGATGCATGGATTTCTTCCATGTTGACGGATCGACTTCGAAGGTCGGGATGCCCGCAAAAAACAGGCAAGCCTTTAGTTCGCCGTATGCCTTGGCGATGGTCACAGCGTTCTTGATGCCGATCATGCGCGGGAAGAATGGCCTTTCAACCCATGCACATTTTACGACACCGATGTCGCTAATGAGTTGCCGCTTGGCATCCAGTGTCGCTGGCATATCGTGTGTCTTCACCGACAACGCGCCATCGTAATCATCAATAACCGCGAATGCGCCTTGTTTTCCAAGGTCTATGCCGATCAGGCGGGTCATACATCACCCGATGCTATCTCACCGCCACAGGCCAGATAGCCGCAGCCGTCGATCCACGAATCCATGTTGTCTGGGTTTGCCTTTATGCGGGCCAGCTTTAACAGGGTCATCATCACGGCAACATCACTGGCTGACACATCTGCATCCAGATGGGCTGACCAGTATGTGGCGATCAGGCTAAATCCGCGTTCAGCATCGCCATGCTGGGCAGCACGATCTTGGGTGACGTATCGCTTAGCCGTGTCCAAAATCTCAGAGCGGTTCATTGAATTTCTCCACATATTTGGTCAGGGCGATCAACGTGCTTTCCTTGGGGTCTTGGTTGTCGTTGAAAATCCGCCACATGGTTGAGTAACTCATGCCGCAGAATCGCGCAGCATCGGCGATCTGGTTTGGGATGATCTTTTTCAGTTCATCGACAGTATAGATCATGGGTTGCACTCCTATCGTGTCGGGCGACCTTATGCGGCGGCGCAGATATGGTCAACCGAAATTATTTGCGTCAACGCATAATTTTGTGCTTGACATAGTGTGCGTTAACGCATAAGTTGGTATCACGAACAAGCAAACAAGGAGACTGCAATGACCATGCTTTCAAATATTCTCGCTAACGAACTCTTTACATTGCGTGGACACACATACCGCGCAACGTCTGACGCTGTTAGCTTTGGCGGCACAATCCGTATCAAGGCTGTTCGCAGCAACGGGGCAATGCCGTCAGGTTGGGAACTTGCCGACATTATGGAATGGGATGACGTTCCTGTCACTAATTTTGGCCTCACTTGGCTGGTTTAAAGCACAGCATTTATGACCAGCCCCACGCAACGGGGCTGGCTTTACCCTCAACCAAAGGAAAACCAAATGCGTGAATTTCTTGAAGACCTGATTGGCTGCTTGTGCCTGTTTGCCCTTATCCCCAGCTTGTGGTTTCTGGGCTATGGCTTGGGGTGGCAGTGATGGAAACCAGCTATCAAGCCATGCTGGACCGCTACACAGTGGCTGATTGGAATGCGGTCATTGCCCTGCATCGCGCCGACATAGTGCGCCTACAAGCCCGCTACGGCACACAGACATCCATCGCGTGGGTTTGCGAGGAAATAGACACCCTGCGCTATAGGATTCAACAGGGTGAACAACGTAAGGCCAAGCTAATCGCGCTGGCAAATGGAGACGATAATGCAGACCTCTGAGATTATGGTTATCAATCGGCTGGATACCAGCACGGCCTTCGCAGCGACAGTTGACGGCAATCAATCCGTGTTTATCCCAGCCAAAGTTGCATCCAGCTTGGATATTCAGGTTGGCGAACGCTTCAATGCCATCTTGATCGAAAACACAACGCATCCCGAAAAGACGCCTTGGATGGCGATCCGCATCATTCGGATTGATCCATTGCAGCAAGCACAGGTGCAGGATGATTTGGCTAGGATGATATTGGCAGACCTGATCGAAGGCGGTCGGGCCACTGTCGAAGATGTGGCTGAAAGCGTTGGCAAGCCTGTGACGATTGTTGTTGCCAAGATGCAGGAAATGGCGCGGGGCGGCATGATCAAGCGGCGGACGTTTTACGCCATCGACGAAGCTGATTTTTATGATGGCGACGAATGACAGCCCGATACGGAAACCGAACCATCATCAAGATGTTCAACCAGATCAACGCGCTTCGCAAAGCAATCCGCAGCGAAGGCACACCAGCGATCCAAGAGGCTTGGGATAAGGTCGAAGAACATATCGACTTTATTTACGCAGAGCAAAAAGCAGAGGCAAAGAATGCTGATTAAAATTAGAGGCGTGACATACCCCAATGCGAGAGTGGCGGCAGAGGCACACAATGTGAAAATTGATGCCATCTATTCGGCACTCAATCGCGGCAAGATTGACGCCGTTGGCACGGGCAAATGCCGAAAGAGGAAGATCACCCTAAACGGCTTTACCTTCCCGTCGATTTCCGCTGCCAGCGTGGCCTTGGGCTTCGGTCGGACGTATCTGGGCAAGGCTTTGGTCAACGGCAGCGAAATCAGCCAAAAGCGGGTGGCAAACGCAATCAAGGTTTATGCGGAGAAAATGGAATGAGTGACGATCTGATCAAGCGCGATAATGCGCTGAATGCCTGTGTATTGCGCGAAGACAATCCGCCAACTGAAATGCAACTAAGTCTACGCAATGTTATCAGCGCCCTGCCCGCTGTGCCGACCCACCGTTATGCTGGAGAAAGCGAAGCCTCTGTGTATGACCGCAAAGGGTTCCCGCCCATTGAGATTGTCAATGACCCCGCCGCTATTCGTGAGGCTGCATTGAAGGCTGCGTTGGCTGAACTGGAGGGAGAGCCTCTTGGCGCTGAGTTTGAGGCGGTGTGGGACGCCAACAAAGAGGGGTTGTATGAGCCATGAGTGAAGTCCGGCGCAAGCCTATTAAAACAGAAGACACAGATAGCAACCCTGTCATCACCTTCACCGAAGACCACACTATTCGCGACATCATTCGCTATTTGCTGTCAACAGGCGTGGACGCAGAGGAACTGATTTACCACATCAACGATCCAGAGTTGCTGGCTGAACTGGAGGGGAAAGAATGAGCAAAACAATTAAGGAACTGGAAGCAGACGTTGCGCTTGCTTACGCAGAACACAAAGCAGCGTTTTCTGATACCGCTGGCGAACTCCTTGCAGCACTGTGCGTCAACGATGAATATGCGCCATCAGATCGTGCTTATCGCGCTGCCTCAAAATATGTTTCCGCGTGGGCGGCACTTGAGAAAGCGTATAGCGAACGCCGCGCCGCTGTGCTGGCTGAACTGGAGGGGAACAAATGAAACTACTTGCCATCCTACTCATCACATGGATTGACGGCTCTCAGTCTGGTTACAATGTGCCAACCTATATGACTTGCGGCGATTTGATGGATGAAGCCATAGCCTTAGCCCGTGAGCATGAAATGCGCTACTCAGTTATGCGCTGTATTTACACGGATCAGATAGTTGTATCGCCAAGACCACCCAAGCGTCCAGTGAGTTAAAAAGCAGAAGGCCGAAGGTTGCCCTTCGGCCTTCCTTGTTTCTGGGCGATCATGCAAGCAGTTTAGCCAGCGTCTTCGGCCCAGCAACACCATCAGCAGCCAGCCCGTTGGCTGTTTGCCACTTTTTCAATGCAGCCTCTGTGGCAGGGCCAAACGATCCGTCAGCTTCCAAGCCAAGTTCAGCTTGCATCCGCTTGACGTTCTCGCCCGTGGAGCCTTTTTTAAGCACACCAGCGATTGATGCCGCATTGGTAATAGGTGCGGGAACAGCCCCGCCAAGGACCGCCAGCGCAGCCTCATAGTGTTTGCGCCGATCCTCTAGGCCAATCGTCCCGCCATTGACCAGCTTGGTCATCTTTACGATGTCGTTGGCATCACAAGCTGCATTGAGGTTGCGGCTGTTCCAATACCAGCAAGCCGACTCTAACGCGCCTTTCTTGGTTATCACATATTCGATTACATCAATTGCCATCATGCCAATCGTCAGACCAAAGGCCGTGTAATTGTCGCGGCCTGTTAGCTGGACCACACCGCGCCCACGGAAACGATAACCATCGCCAGAGGCTGTATCACCATTACCCATGCGGCTGGCATAGATCACATTGGCAATCTTTTCAGGCTGCTTTGCGTAGTCGGCGGCATTGCGTCCAGACTTGGAAAAATACTTGCTGAACAGCTTTTCCAGCGTTTCGGCGCGATAATTCAGGTTCTCCGACAGCACAGTGAAGTTCATGCTTTCGTGACCACATTGGGCAAAGAAACCAGCAATCCGATTTGGGGTGTTGATTTCATATTTGGGCAGGATTTCCATTGCCGCATCAGCCCATGCCGCCGCTTCTGCATTGCCATGCAACAGGTGGATGATTTTGTCTTTGGTCAGGGTCATGTTTTCTTCTTTCCAATGTTTTTGGCAACAGCGCCGATCACATCGGTCACATCGCCCGTGACGGCGGTTTTGATAAGCCCTTCCACTTGCGGCGGCAAATCCACCTTGTCCAGCACCGCATCCGCGATCTTGCCTTTGATCTTTTTGCCAATCAGCGCACCTACCAGTTTCCCAATCATTCTGATTTCTCCTCAACTTCGGGTTTGCGGTTGTTGCCAGCAGCCATCACGCCACCAAGTGCGCCCACGATAAAGCTGGCAATGGGTGTCAGCAGTTCAAAGAACTTGCGGTCATTCTCGCTGCTTTCACCCATCGGCTGGGTGACAAAAACCAGCGAATAGAGAATGGTGAAAATTGTTCCAGCAAGGATGACAACCAAGGCGCAGCCGATGAAATAGCGCAGCTTGGCTTCCAGTTCGTCAGGATCATTTTTAGCCATTTGTTGCTCCTAGCAAATCTTGTGGGCATTGTTTTGTCGCCGTGCAAATCGGCGGCTGGCATTCAGGTGCAGTCCAATTTTGTGGGTCCATGCAGGGATAACGATAGAAGCCATCCTTGCTGATCACGAAGATGGCAACGATGGCACAGGCAAAGACCAGCCAAAACAGTTTTTCTTTCATATCATCATCCTTATTGCGCCAGTGGGTTATCTAAGGCGCGTTGCAGTTTGCCGTTTAGCCTGTCTTCCAACTCTTTCATATCTTGATCTTGCGACATTCTGAGTTGGTCGCGCCGTGTTTCAAAACGCTTTTCGGCATCGTCGATCAGCGTTCTAACCTTTTCCTCATTGGTTCTTACGGCATCTTCCGCCCGATCAACCTGTTTTTCAAGTTGGATGATGTCATCCTTTAGCCCGTTCTTGATGTCGCGGGCATAGTCCAAGGCTTCCTGCACCTTGGCATCCATCACTTCCATCTGTTGCTGATACGCGCCAAGGTCCATGCCAGCGACAGCCTCAACCTTTTGATACATGACAAAGCCGCCGTAAAGTGTGCCGCAGATGGTTGACAACATTGCCACAGCGGCAGCAATGGTTGCTGGTGTCATGCGGATGCCAAGGATAGAGAAAGCCTTATCCTTCAGGCCGTCGATCCCATCCAGTGCTTCGCCAAGGTCGCGTTCGGTTGTCATTGCTCAAAACTCATCTGTTCATCTTGCAATGCCTTCATCGCATCAAGTTCTTCTTGAAGTTGCTGAATTTCCAACCGCCGTTGTTGCAATTCCAAAAGATAAAGTTGGTTGCAGTCGATCCGCGATTTTGGCGCATTCAGCGGGATGACGATGCGGGCGAACAGGCCGATGTCTTTTGTCTGTGGTGATAGGTTGCTTCCACCTAAATTGTTGACGCCACCCATGACGCCCATTTCTAAGTTTGTGGAACCGCCGATAGCCATGCTGCAATCAAGTTCACCAGCACGGAAGCTGTCGCTTTGATACGTCATAGGCGATGAAGGCAACTGCAAAGCCAAAGAACTGCTGTCAGCCTGTGCTGCGCCGCCAAGCATGGCTAAGATGACAGCCAGCCGCTTCATGCCTTTTCACCATCCAGACGCGAACAGATGCGCGATGAAACGATGGCGTTATCTTCTTGCCCAGCCCGCAGCATGGATGTGGTGCAGACGTAAACCACACGCTGCACATCGGTTTGCCTAATATAGATTTCAAAGGCTTTTCTGGCCCCTGATGGAACGTGCATCACACGCTGTGCCGATGCGAAGGCAATAGGTTGCCATTTTGCATCAAACACGCCGACAGCAAAATATTCAACATCGTCACGCGCATTAAACAGCGATAGATCAGCTTGCATGATTTCTGGCACAGAAGATGAATGCAGCTTTGGATAAGCTGGCGTCATCTCATGCGCCGCAACCGCAGTTGACATAAAGATCAACGCTGATGCCATCCGTATCATTTTGCGATGCACTCAGCTTGAATGATGGCGCGATAGGTTCCCGCAGGAAAGGCTTTGTTGAATCCATATTCGGCGGTTGAATCGACCTTGAAGAAGGTTGTGCCAGCGGTGGTTAGGTCAAACTCAGTGGTGGCATCATATTCAACTTTGTCGGCATCATAGGCCGACATATCAGGGTCAGAGACGTTTGATACAGATGTGCCGCCTGTCCATGTGACAGTATCAATCAAGGTTGGGCTGGTTGAAAACGCTGTGGGATGCGTGATGCGGGCAATGTAATAGCCAGCCAGCGCAACATCATATCGGATGCTTGGCGTAACACCGCCATCAGCAGGGCTGGCACTCAGTTTGCTTGGCGTAGGGTTGCCATAGACGCCTGTGCGGTCGGTGCGGATGATGCACTTGGCCTGAACATTGCCTTCGATCTGGACGTTATCAGCCAGCGCGATTTGCGGCAGCAAGGCCAGTGCAATGATTGCAAGATGTTTCATGTCAACGTCCTTACTGATATTGCAGATCAATCATCTGCTCATGCAGCACTTGCTGCGCTAGGCCATTCCGCAGCCCACGGCGGTTTTCTGGCAGTTTGCCATCGACCAGCATAGGTGCATCCGCGTAAGAGCCGCCGTCTATGCTGGCGGCATAATAGGCATCCACACCAGCAGTATAACCCATCGCAGCCAGAATAGCATCCTGCGAAATGCCATTGGCTAAAGCCAGCGCATTCTTGGATGCAGCTAGGCCACGCTCTAGCCTTGCTTTGCGTTCTTTGTCATCGCTTTGATCTTCTTTGGCTGCTTCTTCGTCTTTGTATTCTTGATCAGTTTTCTGGGTTGCGATGCGGTATGCGTCATCTTCCAAGGCATCATAGCTTGCCTGTTCTTCGACAGTCACGGGCGGTGTTGGCGCAAGATAGCCATCGCATGATGGGCTAGATTGCGGGTTGGCGCATTGGTCAACACGATAGGCATAGATCACAGACGCATCCGAAATCGTGCCTTCGCCTTCGACCTCAATTGAGCCGATGCCCCAATACTCCAATGGGATGTTAGAAACTGGAATGCCTCTGGTGATGGTGTTGCCAGCAAGGCCAGACCAATCATCTGTCTCACGAAAAATGTAACCGCTGCCCAACGCGTTTTCGTTTTGCACATGGACCAAGGCATCTGCGGCTGGGTCCTTGCCGATGGTGTAGCGGTAGTAAACGCCAGTGACATCTAGGCCAACCACATCTGGCATGATGTTCACCATGTCCCACGTTATGCCACTGGATGCAGCGTTTCCGCTTGTGCCGTAGGTGTAGGGGTCAGAGTGCGATAAGGAGGCCCAAGACGCCAAGCAAAGCGCCAATGCCCATCTTTGTTTTACCATCAATGCGCCCCTTCTGGTTGCCTTCTGCGCGGTCTGGGTCGGCTTCCCACGCCGCCTTGGCTTCCTCGCCGATCATGCCATCGTAGGGGCATGGTGTGCCAGCATCGAGCATGGATTGGAAAACCCGTTCATCTTGGCACATGGTTGAAACTGCGGCGACCTTCATGCCCATATCGTAAAGGGCTTTAGCGTTTTTCAGCATTTCGCAGTTCATGTCTCTGACAGTCTTGCCAGCGGACAGGCCAAGGATTTGCGTCTGCACTGCACCAGCGATGCCAACTGTGCAGAGATCGTTTCCGTTGCCCGCGCTGAACTGTGGCGAAACCGCCGTTGGCGGGGGCGAAATCACAGTGGTGGTCATCTCGCCTGTAGTGTTCACAGAGCCGTCAGAGCCTGACCAAGTGCAGATGTAGCCTTCGGGGCATTGCACGTCAGGAACAGTCTGTGGATGTGCGATGGCAGCGGCAAGCAAAAAGCCCAGAACAATAATGCAGATCACTATGACCTGATCTTTGTCTGGCTTCAGTTTCATTTTCTCAGCACACCTTCGATTGTGTCCAGCTTCTCGAAGATGCGGCGGAAGTTTTCGCGCATCTCTTTGAACTCTTTATCGTGGGCTTCCTTGTTGGACTCATGCACAGCTTGCAGCACGGCGATCTGGGTCGCGTGGGTTTGCTGGGTCCGATACATGAATAAAACGCCAGCCAATATCGGCGCGACGATCCATTGCATGGTGGCTTGGATTACATCCAGAAGTTCCATGCTTTATGCCTCTGGATAGGGAAAGCGGGCCTTGATCTCTGCGACCTTGGCTTGCCATTCTTCAACAGTTGCTTCGCCGCGCTGGGCTTTGAAGAACAGCGGGTCGGCTTCCTTGGTATAGGCTGCTGAACGCTGGGCTTCTTGCTCTTGCTGTGACGGCGCGTAAGGCGGAGGCTCGCTGAACGTCGAGCCATCGTAAAGCCAATTCGGACCTACGCCATCTGGCAGCAAAACCCAACCCTGCTCTGCCGCAAAGTCTGCTTCTGCTAAGACAGCATTAACGACAACGCCATCTTCGATCACGCCATAATTGCTTACCATGTGTAAACCTCACAATATCCTGCTGCACCAGCGCCACCAGCGCCACCAGAAAAGCCCGTGCGTGTGGTCCCACCTGCACCACCACCGCCACCGGGGAATGCACCCGCACCGCCAGCGCCGCCATTTGTTGTTTGTGCTGAACCACCACCGCCGCCGCCACATCCCGCAGACGTAGCCGCGCCACCAGCCGTTGGTGCGCCAGCAGACGATGTTCCGGCAGAACCTACGCCAGTTGCAAGCCCTGACTGGCCCCCAAGCCCGCCTGCAAACAATACGTTTCCGCTGCTTTCCCACCCGCTACCGCCACCGCCACCGCCACCCAAGATAGATTGCGAACCTGTAGAGCCTAAGGTAGAAGACCCGCCTCCGCCGTAATAGCTTAGGCTACTACCGCCCACGCCAGCCAGAAGCCCTACATTCGCCGATGTACTGGATGTTATCCCTTGGGCGCTGCCACCAGTTGAACCTCCAAATGCACCACCAGTACCACCATTAGCAGTTACAAGAGTTCCGAAGGATGTTTGTCCACCAGCAACACCTACTGTCGCAGAAGCCCCGCCAGTTCCAGCCGCACCAATCGTGACAGAAACAGTGGATGCTAGTTCACTGGCATAGAAAAACTTTTCGTAAAAAGCGCCGCCGCCGCCACCGCTACCGCCACTTTTGCTCGTAGATACAGCACCAACTGTTCCACCAGCACCGCCTCCACCCGCACCCCAAACACGCACAAGCACCAGTGATGCCCCAGATGGCTTGGTCCATGTGCCAGAGGATGTGAAGGTTTGTTTGTTGACTGCCCCGCCATTAGCCAAAACAAATGCGGTAGTCGCTAGTTGTGTCGTATTAGTGCCAACGCTTGCAGTCGGCGCAGTAGGCACACCTGTCAGCGCAGGGCCAGCCAATGCAGCCTTTGCATTAAGCTGCGTCTGGATGGCAGAGGTGACGCCCGTGACATATCCTAGTTCAACCGCTGTAGTAGCAAGGCCAGCCAACTTGTTTATCTCAGTGCCTGTTGCCGTAACTTCAACACCGCCGACAATCGGGAAAAACTGATCACTGGTCTGGTTCAGTTTTGCCACGCTGATCCAAGCATCGTTTGCTTCGGCGCGAATTTTCAAAATGCCGTTGGTTGAGTCATACCACCATTGGTTTGCGTAGGTGGTAGCTGGTGCAGATGCGCCACTGTTGTTCGACGCAATCGCCAGCAACGCTGCGTTGATGTCGGCCCGAACGTTCGCTGCGGTGTCATTCCCAATCACATAGTCATGCTGTGACATCATGTTTCCTTATGCATAGTTGCCAGTGGCACTCAGTTCACTGATAGCGGGAGAAATCCCAGCAGCGTCTGAGTGCAATTCTACCTTAAACCGCAGCCCGCGACCATATATATTTGCCGCACGGATTTTTGTCCATGCCGACCATGTTGGCGAACCAGAAGGATTGTCGTTTGTTGTCGAAACATAGGCGATCACGTTGGTGTCATTGAAGTCTGCACCCCCCGTGAGTGCATCCCAAAGGCCTGATAAAACGTCAATATCTCCAGCCAGATCGTCCCACAGGCCGTTGGTTGTATCAAACCGCCGTGTGACCATATCAACAGTGATGAAGCCTTGTTCCGCCACTGTGCGGTCGATGACGTTGGCAAAGTAATATGTGCCGCTTGTATTGACATAACTAATGCCAAGCGCATCCCATTGGCCTGTTAAGCTGTCAATGTTGCCAGTTATGCTGTCAAAGTTTGCAACTGTGCCAAGCCTAATTTCACCATCTTGCAAAACAACGTCTGTTTTTGTGCCAGTGAATGTCGGGTTTTCCGTCACTGTGACAACAGTGGCGCGGGCTGTGATGACATCCGCAGAGACAACAACAGTTGTGGCGTTGATGGATTGAACGCCTGTTTTATCGACGGCCTTGATAAGATACGAACCAGCCTTAGCTGGCACGTTGGATTCGGTCGAAGGCCGCGCAACTTTTTCAACATAGGTGACTGATCCAGCCCACGTTGCGCCTGTTGTTTCTGACGCATGGCGGATGATGTAATAGGACAAATCAAGATCAGGCACGGCTGTCCATGACAGGTTGATCGTATCGCCGTTAACCTCTGCCGCAAAGCCTGTCACGTCCTGCGGCGGTTGCGAAAGCCCTTCAACTTTGTAGTTCGACCGCGTTGTGTATTCGCCCTTGAGTCCAAGACCACTAACCGCCCTGACCCTAAAGTCATAAGTCCCATCTTCAATGTCGTTGACTTGGAATTGCCCAAGTTCGCCATATCCACCATCAAGCCAAGCAGTGTCAGCAGATTTCTTAAACTCAACCTGAACATAGTCGATCAGTTCAGATTGGGATGACGTTGTGTTCAGCGACACAACATTGGTCAGCTTTTCGTGATAGACAACCAGCGCATCTGACACAGATAGGCCAAGCGTTGGCACATAATATGCTGACGGCAAGTTTGTGTTGTTTGAGATAATGGCGCTTTCTTCAGCGGTCCAATCAAAAGCCGCTTCGCTGGTTTCACGCAGTTCAAGATTAACCCGCAGATCACCAGCGTCTTGGTTTGCGTAAAACCGCCAGCCGATCACCTCAAACTCTTTTGCCGTCCATCCATAGCGGCTGTTCGTGAAGGCAACGATGTCGCCAACCTGAACTTCAAAACCAGCCATGCCAAATTCGGCGGAAAGCGTCATCTGTTCCCGCCCACGGAATAGCGTCAGCTTTGAAATTCGCTGTGCGCTGGATGACGATGTAGTGAACGGCAAAGCCAAATCAATCGGGCTGTCAACGCTGTTGTCTTCAGCCAAGAATGTCGCGCTGGTCAGCTTGGGATAATCAACTGTGATATAGCTTTGCGCCGCATCGTTAAATGTGCCGACCACAGAGTTGAAGATTGATCCCATCGACTGCCGTGTTTGCAGCGAGATAGGCCCACGCAGATCATCTAGCGTGAATGTCTTAACTGGTGGCGTGTAGTAGCCAACCTTTAGCTGCCAATCACCTTGTCCCCAGAATGTTGTGCCAGCGCAACAGGTCATCATTTGCTGCAAGATGTCGTTTGGCGTTTGTTCAGCATTGATGACGCCATTCATGGTATAGCGTTTTTCAGTGCCGCCAGCCGCCAGCGTTATGTTTTCATCGCATACGTTAGCCGATGCAGAGAATGTTGTGTTATTCACCGCAGCATCGCCAAGCCCACGGCTATCTGTAATGTAATCACGGATGCACAAAGCCGCGTTGGCTGAAAATGCCGTTGTGGTTGTGCGCGGGTCATAGACCTTCTTGCCCTGCACCATTGCCGTAAACAGCGGAACACCATTCGGGAAAACGTCCTGATTGTATTCAAGACGGATATAAAGATAGGCCAGACCATTGCCGACAAAGTTGCTGTCGATCTGTGCGCTTTCTGCCAACAGCAATGCAGGGGCAGTTGTCTGGCTTCCCGTGTATTTGACAATCCTAATCTTGCTGGCCCATGATTGCGAAGTGACGTAGCCGCTGCCGTCTATCGTCGCAATCTGATCGTCGATGTAAATGTCGCCAATGGCGTTAACTTCATGCCCAGCCAGCGTCAGGATCATGTGTAGATAATTATTGTTGGCCCCTGTCGATTCCATGTAGGTGATCGTTCCGCCTTTGCGGACAGTGCCATAGACGTAATCATGCGGTGCTGCGGCTGATCTGGCATTAACCAACGTGCCTTGGCTGCTCATGCTGTCGGCTGGCGATGATGGCTTTGGCGATAGGGCTTTGACAGCCCACGATGTCACCAATGTGGTGGCAATAAAGCCAACAGCATATGCACCGACCGCCAAAGATGCTCCAAGCACTGTGACAGTGGTTGCAGCCGTTGCCGCCGATCCAAGGATAGCCGCGCCAATCGTAACTGGATCACGGGGCGCAACAGCCCAAATTGACAGGCTTGTGGTTCCAAGCAGCAGCTTTTTCAGAGGCGTCATTCTTTAACCCATGCGCTGTCGATGCATTCGATGGGGCAATATACCACACCCTGTTCAGAAAGAAACGCCGCGCTTGAGCCTACGGATATACCAAAGCCAACGCCTAAATATTCGGCCCGCAGACTTGTCGCGCTTGATGTGACCAACGCACCCCTAGGCGGCACATCGTAGGCCCGCTGCATCCTGTCTTGCAGCATATCGTCAACTGTCTGGTAGCCGTATTCATAGCGAATCTGGGCGCGTGTCAGCAATTTGTTGCCTTGCGTGTAGCGGTTCAGCAGATCGTCGGCCCAGCCTTCGCCGTCCATGCGCCTGAAAGCCTCATTGGTGAAAATCAGGCAATCCCACACGCCCCATTTAAACGGCCTGTCCTTAACCTCTTTCAAGAAAGAGTGCAGTTCGCTTATGCGATTTTGCGGCCCCATACGATTTCTTTGTCCTGAAGGTCAGCAACGAAGCTGAAGAATGTATCGGTCGGATAGCGCGATTTCTGGCTTTCGTGCGTGTAACGGCGCACACGCGGGCGGTTCAATTCGATCAATCGGCTTTCAACTGTCAGCGTGATATTCGACGTTTCACCGCTGTCTTCGATAGACATGGTGTTCATGTAGCCGCCAAATATCTCTACAAAATCATCAACATTGGTCACGCCCCATAAAATGCGGCATAAACGGCGCTGGTAGGGTTCCGTCAAAGCCAGCGAAACAATGCTGCTGACAATTCCATTCAGCGAAATCGTTGCAGCCTTAGCTGACAGATCGTTGACCTCATCAATCCCGCTGATCGACAGAAGGTTTCCCGCGCCAAGATATGTCTGACCATCAATGGTGCGGTCGGTGTAGCCCGTCCAAAGTCTGACAGCACCGCCGTCAAACAGCATTTCTACCGCATAAAACGGATAAACTTCAGGCTGTGTCAGTGCTGACAGAATTGCGGCTGGAATTGAACGTGCCATCAGACAGCCTCCATCGCTGCAAATGTCATGCCATAGATTGCCGATTCATTGATTGAAAAGCCTTGATCGTTGCTGGATAGCCTGAACAAACCTTTGGAATCGCTGACAGTCACAGTGGCATTGTCTGCAGGGGCAACACGGATGTGGGGCCAAATGTCTAAGGTGACGTTGCCGCTGCCATCGCTGTTGGCATCTGTCAGCACCTTGTGCAGCCGCGATGAACTGCCGCTGCCAAGCTGGATATAGTCACCAGCCTTTAGCCAGCCCGTTGTGCTATTTGTTGCGCCGTCGATTACAAGCGATCCACCAGTTTGGCTTGCGCCGTTAACGAGCGGTGTGCCAGTTGCATCGCCTCTAGCAGTTGCGCCCATCGGATCACCCATTAGGAAAGTGCCAAGCTGCCCACGCAGACTGAGTAGCCATGCGTTCCATTGTTCAGCATCGGCCCGCTTCATCGGCTTCAGGGTGACATCGGCTGTCCACATCTGACCAGCATAAGCAAAAGCCTGACCCGCAAAGGTGAACGGCGATCTGCTATATGCAACCGCGTTGATTGCCCTGATTTCGATAGACTGGATGGCCTTTGTCGCAACTGGCAAAGACAAGGGAAAAGTTATTGCCATTAGAACGCACTCCCATAACTGCCGCCGCGCCGTTTTGCATCAAGCACAGCAGCCTTGGCGCTGTCGGCGATCTGCGGCATCAGCGACTTGATCTCTGCACGAACAGTTTGCTGAACACCAGTGCTGACATTGATGGTCTGCATCACTGTAACGCTGCCGCCACCGCCGACAGCGGCCTTGGATTGCGGCACAGACAGCACACGGCCCGCGCTAGATGGCACAAACAGTTCGCGCCCATGTTCACCCACCACAGAAGGCTGACCAGCCTGTATCGGCCCGCCAGCGGCGCTGCCAGTGATGCCAAGCGCACCTCCGATAAAACCAAGGATGCCAGAGCCAGCTTTTCCAGCCGTTGCCAGTTGACCAACCATACGCTGCACAACTAGCACACGATAAAGTTCCTTGATGATGTCAGCCGCCATGCTGCGGAAAGCATCTTTGGCGCTGGATGTGCCATCAACCATGCCCATGAACGCATCTTCCATAGACGATTGGATCGTGCTGGATATGGTTTCAAACTCGCTCATGGTCAGGCCAAGGTTTTGCACCTGTGCTTGATAAACTGCCAACGCTTCTTTTGTCTTGAGTGCAATAATGGCGGCATCGCTCATGCCTTTGTTTGCGCCAGTTTGGGCTATCTTGCCCATCTCGTTCGCAATGGTTAGCTGTTCTTGCTGTGTCGCAAGTGCTTCAATGCTTTGGCGTTGTGTTTCCGAAACTGTGCCATTTGCAGCCATCGCTTGCGTCATCAGCGTTTCAACTAATGCAGCCTTTTCAACCGCCGCATTTTTCTTGATCTGTTCTTCTTTGCTCAAACCATTCAATGCAATTTCAGTTTGCAATTCTGAGTTTTTGTCAGACACAGATTGAACGGATGCACTATAGGTTGCATCCAGTTTTTTCTCTGCGGCCTCTCTATCAACAGCGGCAACAACCAAAGCCCTGTTAACTTCAACTTCAAGTTCTGCAACTCTTAAAGCATCTGCCCTATCTTGCCCTGATCGTGCGTCAAAAATTGGAGCATTTGTATTCAAAGAGTTTACTTTATTGACGGCTGCTCCATATGCCAAATACGCATCACGGACTTCACCAGTAGCCGTGGCTGCATAAGCCAGCGCATTGTTTGATGTGACTTGGCGCTGTGTTCCTGCAAACAGAAAGTCATTTACAGCCTTTGTAAGGCTGGCAATACCCTGCGCTGCATCAATGACAAACGGCATCAAGTTTACAAGCGCAGATGTCAGGTTCGCACTAACAACCATCGACATCGCATCAAGTTTGTCAGCGGCCTCTGCGGCATTATAGATAACATCGCGGTTAATAACGACACCAAGGCTTTGCGCTTCAGCAGCCATTGCCTCTAAACCAGCCGAGCCATCAGCCAGCATATTGACCATCGCCAAGCCGCTTTTTCCAAACAGATCAGTGGCAAGTGTGGCGCGTTGTGCAGGGTTTTCAACTGCCGCCAGTTTGTCGGCAATTCTAGACAATGCTTGGTCTAGCGGTATGGTCGACAACTCAGAGCCAGACAGGCCAAGTTCGTCCAGCGATTTTTTAGCAGATGTGCCACCCATCGCGGCATCGCCAAGGTTCTTAGTTAGCTTCTGCAAAGACCCTTGCAGCACATCAGCCGAAACGCCGCTAAGTTGTGCCGCATATTGCAGTTCTTGCAAAGCATCTGTGGTAATGCCGATGACTTCAGCCGCGTCTTTCAAATCGCCAAGTTTATTTGCGGCATCTCGCACAGCCACGCCAAGCTGCTGAATTGCAGCAACGCTTAGAAATGCAGCGGCAGCACCGCCCAACTTGTCGAAGCCCATGCTAACAACGCTTAGGTCTTTGTTAGCGTTCTTGGCAAAGCTGGCAATCCTCTTGGCATTCTTATCCATCGCGGAGGCAAACGCTTTATCCTTGGCGGTCAGGATGATGTTTAGCTGTTCTGCACTAATTGCCATCAACTTGCTCCACAAGTGCGCGATACTGTTCAGCCGTCATTGCAGTTGATCCAGCTTTTTTAGGTGCGTGGGCATCATGCCAACCTTGGAACACAAGCCACGCATCCAGCGGGATCATATCACGGATTTCTTCAGGACGTAACCCAATGACAATTCCGTTTTTGACCATGCCGCGAACATTTAATCGGCTAGGTTTTGCTCCGCTATGGTCTTTTTTTTTGATGCTTCATCCATTGCATCAGGCATAAAGGCCACGCCGACCACAGCTTGGGCGATCTGATACAGGCGCAACAGATCAGCGGGAGTTGCCGCCGAAATAACCTTGTCGGCTTCTGCGTCTTTCATCCCACCGCCGACCAAAGCCAGCGCCAAAAGGTCACGGGTTTCTTTGCTGTTTAGCTTTGTGCCACGACCAAACAGGCCATCCCACACATCAAATATGCCGCGATGCTTATCCTCAAACCGCTCAATCTCACGATTGCGTAACAGGAAAACATAAGAGGTGTCGCCGATATATTCGGCAACACCCCCACGCGGCGCTTCAGCCGTTATACTCATCAGACAGCCGTAAACGTCACAGCGCCACTGCTTGTCAGCGACAGTGAATAGGTTACGCCGCCTTCAGTTTCGCCGCCAAACTCCAGCGACTCGATGTAGAATGTGCCAGCATACGTTCCGAATGCAGGAATAGTCACAGTAAAGTTGGCCTTGGGATCAGCCGCCATTGCGGCAGTGTTCATCCGCAATTCGGTAACGCTATCTTCAAAATAGCCGTCACCAGAGATGGTCACATTTTTTACGCCGTTTAGGCTTTCAGTCCACAACGCACCAGCGGGGGTGGTGCAATCAGGCGTAGTCACATCAATCAACGAGTTGTTCAGTGTGATTGCCTTGCTGTTCAGCCCGCAAAGATTTGCAAACGCTTCAGTTGCAGCGCCATCGCCAATCTTTACTAGCAGGGCGCGTCCAAGTTGTTTAGCCATGATGGCCTCCATGTATAGGGCTTGCCCAAGGCCCGTTGCTAGGCTTATTCAAGCAATGCTTGAAGTGCGATTACAGCCGTATAACCACGACCATCAGTGTCTCTTGTAACCGAATACGTCTGGAAAATCAATTCTACCAGCGTAAACCCAGTGACTGTTACGTTAGCCTCTTGCCGATGCAAAGCTGCACGAACGGCCTCAACGATCTGCACAGCCTCAACTCGACCTGATGCCGATCTGCTATTGGCTTCGATGGTGATGTCCACAACCGATCCAAGAGTGCTGTCTGTGTCGAAAGCATTTGCCGTGATCTGGTCAAACCGCAGATATGGGAATGTCACGGCTTGCGGCGGTTCGTCATAGACGCGGGTGGAAACAATCGCAGTCACGCCAGCGTTAGCCACAAGCCTAGCCCGTAAGCCTTTTTGTAGAGCAAGTGCAAAGCCGTCAGCCATTGGTTGCTTCCTTCATGCCGCGATTAACAGCAGACTTGATGCTTTTGCCAAACTTCTTGCCCTGCAATTTTTGCGCCAAGCGAATGTAAGGTTGCGCTGCAGTTGTGCCGCGATTGCCTTTTTGACGCCCAAACTCGACAGCGTTTGCCTTGGTCTGCGCTTCTTTTGTCGGCGGTGCAGCTTCCACCGATGCAGTTAAGCCATCGGCTTCATAAACAGTATGTATCCATCCACGCAGTTCGCCAGATTTTGTAGGAACCAAACGCCGCGCCATGTTTGCGGCCTGTTCAGTATTCAGCCGAACAGACTTCACCAAATTGCGTTCAACAGCCTTTGGCATAGATGCAAGTTGTTTGATGAGTTTTTCAGCATCCACCTTCATGTTGCCACCCCGCGTTCAAGCATGAACTCGACAACAACATCTTTGGCGTCAATGTGGGTCACGTTTTTGATGGCCCAAGTGTAGCCACGAATGACCACACGATCAGCCGCCGTCACAGTGTCTGTAAAGCTGTCAGCACGGCAGCGCATGGTTGCCATAGCCACATCATTTAAAGCGCCACCTTGGATAGCTTCACGGCCCGTGCGTTCACGAAGGTCAGCCCAGCGCACACCGACCTGTGACCAGCCAGTGTAGACGTTGCCATAAGCGTCAATGGCGCTCTGATCTAGGCGCTGAAATGTAGCACGTTCACTGAATGCGCCAGCCCTAGCCATACCAAGTATTCCGTTCAATGCCGATCATGTCGGTGTC